AATTAATTAATAGTTTTTATTTAGGGACAAATGCTTCTAAATTAAACCCTCCTAATGCGTCATTGCCTGCAGATTCAAAATCTTTTGGCAAAGTGTCGTTTTTTCTTTGATCTATAAGCTCGCTTTGTTGTGTTCCTGTCATTTTAATTCGCTTATCTTTGCGATCTTCAATTTGCATGTCTTTATCTCTTTCTGCTTCAGCGCGAATTTTTGCTAATTGCATTTGATAATTAAATTCTTCCGCCATAAGCTCTTTTTTAATTTGAGCTTCTGTTTGTAATCTTTGAATTTCAAATTGCGATTTTGCTTGCTCAATGCTTACTTTTTCTTGAGTAAGAGCTTGTTGTTTTTGTACTTCCGCTAATGCCGCTTTTTCACTTGCTTCAGCGTTTGCTTGTGCTTGAGCTTGTATATTGGCCATTTGTTGTTGTTGCATAGCTTGCTGCTTTTTCTTTCTTTTTTGTTTTAGCAGCTCGTTCGCAAGTTTTAAATTTTTAATTTGTCTAATATCAATCGCGTCTTCCAAATCAATTCCTCCCGACTGTAAAGCTATTTGTATATTTTGTTCAAGCTGTGCTTTTTCTTCTTCATCAGGCTCTAGCTCTAAATAAATTCCAAAATCATGTAAGTTTAAATTTTGTATTTCTTTTAAGGTTTCTACATTATATATAGAAATACTTTCCATTAAAGCAGCCCTTGTAAGCGGAAAATTTAAAACATCGCTAATTTTTAAAGCAATATTTTCGCAAGTTCTTAAGGTTAAAAAGTTGCTTGCAAGATTTATATGTCTTGTAGCCACATTAGAAGCATTAGCGGCCATTTTTTGTAGCCCAAGCAAAGTATCTTTATCAGGGTTGCTACCATCTCTTGCTTCGTTTAAACCAGTTACATCACGTATCATTTGTAAATAATACTGATATGTTTGAATAAGCGATGCAATTTTAGCTTGGCCAGAAGATGAAGCTAATTGTTGTACAGGGATTGTTCCTCTATTTAAATCACCGTCTTGAGTTAATGATCTACCAACAATGCTACCCGTTTGAAAATACATATTTAAGGCTTCCGCTGGATTATAAGTTGTACCGTTTCCAAGGTCGACTTCAGCTAAACCATCCATGTCTAAAAATATACCGTCAGGTATAATTCTAGACATAACTTGTTGTAGCTTTAAGTGAGTTAGTTGAATCATATCGGCAAACCCGGTAATTCTACTAACCAACGAGTCAATACGCCCTTTATACATTCTTGGGGCACATATATTATAATTCATTACAACTTTAGTAGTATCGGCAAAAGGGCGAGTCATATTTTCTGCCAATTCCCATTTAAGCATAGTGTTAGTGCCCATTACTTTAGCCCCTGAGTATAAAACTTCTATTGTTCTATATACCCGCTCAAAGTTGTCATTTGGTGGAGGATTAAACTCGTCTGTTTTTTCTAAAGCTTTTTCTAAACCGTTTTCCGTCTTTTTAATTTTAAACACTTGATTCATATAAGTTTTATATTCAAAATATAAAACTTGTACTGTGTTACTATCATAATTGCCCCAGCCTGTTATGTATTGACGGTTGCCGGGCATTTGCTGAATTTCGTATAATTCTTCTTCCGAAATATGTGGAAATTGTTTTTTAAGCTCTGGGATTGTAATTGCTTTTACTTCTCCTACATAATATATATCATCAAAATTAGGATCTTCAGTATAAGAATATACCATATAAGCAGGATCAACATACTCTACTGTTATACCGTTTGAAACATTAAAATTAGTTTTAACTGCACTAATACCTAAAACGGTTAAATCGTAATTGATTCTTCGACGTACTTCGTCGTATTTATTTTTGCTTAAAATATTATTAATAGCTTCTTCTTCGGCTATTTCAATTGACTGCTTGTAAGATAGTTGCATATGCAGCTCAAGCTCTTCTTTTGTTTCTGGTAATTGATCAGCAGGAATGTTTGTTCTTGAAAGATCAACACCAGTTGTTTGCAAAGCTTGCTGTATTAAGTCTTGAGCAAACATATCTTGTGCCACTGCGGTTGCATATTCCGTTCTTTTTTTCAAAGATTCTGGATCTTGAGCAAAAGCTTTTATGTCATATGTTTTTTGAGATATTCCATTAACAACAATATCTACAAATTTTGAAATAACAGGAACAGGTTTCCAATCTAAATTAAGATATGACAAATCGCCGTTAATAGATAATTCATCTTTATATTTTTGTGTAGATTGTTCTCCTCTAGCATATAACCTTAATTGATGATAATTATTCCAATTAGTTTGATAGCGGTTTTGATTTGTTCTTCCTTGATCAAACCATTCTTGCTCTATTGCTCTTGATACTTGCAAGCCGTAATCATAACTAGCTTTTACCGCATCACTAACAACCTGGCTAGGAAAAGAACTATTAGTATTTGTGTATACCTTCATTTATTCTATTATTTTAGACACAAGACCCTTGTTGTCATATCTTTTAAATCCTAAGTTATAAACTTCTTTTTTAATGGGGGCAACAGGCACATATAAATGTTTGTTGCAGGCCATTATAGCCAAGCCCGAGCTGATAGAGGCATCGTGCTTTGTTCTATTATTAATATTAAATTTAGCCCAGTCTTCTAGCGTTCGTTGAAAATACATATTACCGTAGCCAGGATTTAAATAACCGACATAATTTTCTATGTACGATTCAATTGCTGCTGCGTGCGCTTGTTTAATATCTTCACTAGAGTTAGGTATTCCGCCTATTTCTCTTTCTGCTATTGATAATTTATTATAAACTTTATCCGGCCTATTCATTGCAAACCCTCTATAGCCTCTTCTTTTAAAGTGATATAAAAGTCTTGGCTTGTTGTTTTCAGCAAGTATTGGCATCCCATAAAATACACAAGCCATTAAAACGTCTTCAAAAAATATTTCAGCCGTTTGAGGCCTTGCAATATATTCTAAAAAAAACTGGCTGACGGGGACATCTTCCATTGAAAATTTTGTTAACCCATGCAAAGATCCGTTAGACCCTCTGCCATCAGTTGTTCCTGATATGTCGTATGGATCACAACCAAACGCGCCACAATGCTCATTTCCTGGATATTTAACCCCGTTTTTTACTATTACGCGATTTTGCAAATGTTTAGGAGGAACCCAACTTATTTTAAACCGCCCATCTTTATGTGGTACAAATATAACTTTTCCGTCTTTTTTGCCATTTTCCCATTGAAAACTACCGGTGGTTATTAATGAAGAATTATTTATATCTTCATTATAATCTATTTGTTCGTAAATTTTTGTAAGATTAAACAAAGACTGCTTTGTTTCGTCTCTAAAAGCATGCTGCTCTGTTCTTGGAAACTGTCTATAAAATTCGTTTAAAGCATCTTGATCTTGCTTTAAACCATCAACTTCATTTTGCCAATAATCAATTACACCAATATCTATTAATGATCCATCTGGTGCTTTAACTGGTTCTGACGGTGTGTCAAATACAGGTGCTCCATAAGCGTCAATGTATCCTTCGTAATTCCACTCCATAGGTATGAACAAAGAATATAGTCCCGAGCGAGTCTGTCCATTGGCGTTTCGTTTAGTAACGTCTGAATCGTAATATAATTTTTTGAAGTTATCACCGCCTTTATCTAAAGCATTTGACGTGCTTCCCATCATGCACTTACCTATAATTCTAGAACCAAGTCGTAGTGTTGTTTTAGTTACACGCCAGTTGTTTAATATGTTATTTGGTTTTTCCCACTTGCCACTTTCGTCGTGTACTAGTAGTTTTAATTTTTCACCGTCATAAGAGTTGTCACCAGTATTTTTCCAATCAATAGTTGTATCAAGACCTTCTATATCTTCAACTTTTTCATTTACATCTAATTTACGTCTTGTAAATTTAGACGCTGGCACACGATAAGCTAATTCTGTTTTTGGACGGTCCATACCGTCTTGTATTGGTTTAAAGAAAAAAGGATAGTTAACTGATATTGGCACTACTTTATCTGTAAACATTTTTTTAGCGTCGGGACCAGACTTTGATAATATGCCATATCGACTATCGCTAGATATTGTAGCTAAATTAACTACTTCGCCTGAAGCCATAAATGAAAAACCAGACCGGCGGTTTTTAAGATAACACATGCCGTAACACCTACTATCCGCTTTACAAGCCTCCCAAAATATAAAAAATAATCTATTTGCCTCTCTAAAATCCGGTTTACCTACATCAATTTTACTCCATTGTAGATACATATAATGAGTTCCGGTTATGTATGTTGGTTTGCTTTTATTGTAAAACCAAAAACCTTCATCTCGTTTTTTAAATTCACCGTCAATATAATCATACCACTTTTCATGAAATTCGCTATCAAGCTCTTTCCAGTCAAATACTGTTTTTATTTTGCTTAGCTCTTTTGGATATTCTGTATATTCCCATTGATTTGATTTAAACGTGTGCACGTTTTCTTCTTCCGGCAATGCTATATATAACCCTTGTATTTCATAAATTTTTCCAATTTTGCCAGTTTTGCTAATAACAACGACATCGTGATTTTTATTATAACCATACTCCCATTTATTGTAGCGATTTAACTTGCTAATAACTTTTGGGTTTATATGGTTATTAAGAACCTTATATAAAGTTTGTTCGTACATTATCTAGACCTTCCTTCTGCAAAACCTTTAAAAGACTTTATTTCTTTTTCTTCTTTAGGCTTTTCATTTAACATATTTTCTTCTTCTTGTATTCTATGTAGAATCTCAAAAGCGTCAAATACTGCTAATTTTTTAGTAGCAGCCGCATTTTTAAGTCTGTCAGCCGAAATATCATCGCCTGAATCAACAATTTTTTCTTGTGCTACTTTTATTAATTCCTCAACTGCTTTTTGCCCAGCTTGGATTATTTTCAACTTCGTCTCCTTGGTATTCATATTTTATTACAATATCATTTGATTTCATACAATATAATCGCTGATCATCTATAATAAAATCAAATTCGCCATACGGAGTATACCCAACTAGATCACCAGGATTGATTTTAAGCGCGTTTAAGGAACTATTGCCATACTTTAGTATACCAATAAGCTTTCGCTCTTTATCAAGCGTTAAAGGGTCATTATTTTTTAACGGCATAATAAAGCATCTGTCGCCAAAAGCTTTCCAATTACCAAAATCCCCGTACATATAAACTTGATCTGGAGCCACAAAAAACATATTATCTATAAACATAGATCTGCTATTTTTTTTGCGACCTTTCATATCATAAAATACTCTAAACACATTGTGGTGAATAATAACTTTATCGCCAACTTTTATGCTTGTTTTATAAGCAAGAGGCACAGCTATTACTTCCGCTATATTGTTCACAGCTTTAAATGCTTCTATTTTAGTATTTAGCACAAGCTCTTTATTGCCAACCTTAACTGAATTATCATAACGTTTTTCATTATAAGGTTTAACAATAAAATCGTATAAGCTATTCATTAGTATTCTAAATCATATTCGACGGAGATAGCCATGTTAGAATTAAATTTCTTCCATGGCATTACCTCGTCGTTTTTTTTAATGTGAATGTTATACGATGCGTCTTTGTCATCAAAAATAATATAAGCTATCTCATGACCCCCGTATACTTGTTGGCCAACGGAATAATGCATCGCATCGTTCTTATAATCAGAACCGATACTAATTTTCCGTATGTTCGACTGCATTATCCTTATTTTCGATTGGCTTGTATTCACCGGTTTTTAAATCAATACTTACAGGTCCATAAGCTTCTTCAAGCTCAACTTTAAAAGTTTCAATTGCTTTATTAACCTCAGCAATACGATGCAGCATACTGTGTTTTTCTGCTTCCATTGCTCCTATGCGAGTAATTAATTCGTTTAAAGCTAACTGTTGAGAGTTTAGTTTTTCTAAATGCTCTTCAGAAATTACGTTTTTGATTTTTTTTGTTTTTCCCATTTGATTAAATTTAATTGATTAATAAGTAGTTATTTTTTCTTTTTGTACATGTTAGGGGCTAATTCAGGGCGCTCTTTAACTGTTGACCTAGCCGCTACAAGGCTATTTTGAGATTGTAGTTTTGCAGTTTGGTTGGCGGTGTCACTATTAAATGCACCAACAATCATTTGATGCACTTTAGGGTTTTTAATTTTAAGATTTCCCATATGCACATTTGCTGGATCTTGACCGGCACTTCTTATTGCATTTCGTATATTCTGACTATCCATTGCATAACCTGTATTTTGGGTAAAATCCGTTCT